TTATAAATAAACATATGGCAAGAAGTAAATATATCCAAAGTGTCTTAAAGGCAGCAGGTGGTAGACCTAAATCAACACAATGGTTTCGTGATAAAATCAAAGAATTTGGAACACCAAAGTCTGCTGATTTAATTCGTGATGGTAAAAGAACATCAACACCTACCTTTGGTCTACTAAATATGTTTATATATGACCCTAAACTAAAAGATAAATTACCATACTATGATACATTTCCTTTAGTATTACCCATTGAAAAATACAGTAATGGATTCTTAGGAATTAATATGCATTATCTATCTATGCCTATAAGAATTAGACTATTAGATAGATTGGTGGATTATAGTAATAATGATAAGTTTGATAGTTCTACAGAATTAAGAGTAGATTATAGTCGATTAAAAAAGATAGACTTAATTAAACCTTGTTTAAAAAGATATTTAGCAAGTAATGTTAAGACAGAATTTAGAAAAGTAGAGGCAGATGAATTTATGATTGCAACACTATTACCTGTACAAAGATTTAAGAAACAGTCTGATAGTCATGTATTTGCAAAATCAAGAGGAATGATATAATGGCAGTAGGAAGTTTTATAGAGGCAGCTGCTTCATCAGTTTTAAATGAATTATTGTCATCATTTCATGATGATAATGGAATGGCATTGCCGTCACGATATGAGGCAATATTTTTACCACCATCGGGTACATTAGGAACAGGTGGCCCTGGTGCGTCACAAAACTTATTTTCACAAGTATTGTTTGGTGACATAGGTAATCAAGAAAAAAAAGAAGTTGGATATCAATGTCGTGATATATCATTCCCAGGTAGAAATCTAACAACAACAGATGATACAAATTTATATGGGCCTACTAGACAAATCGTAGATGGTTTTAGTTATGGAGATATTCAGGCTTCTTTTTATTGTCACAATGACATGAGAGAAAAAACATTTTTTGAAAATTGGCAGAAACTTGCATTTAATCATCAAACATTTGCAGTAAATTATTATGATGATTATGTGGGTACTATACAAATATATCAGTTAGACCAAAAAAACAATAGAAGATATGGTGCTGAATTAGTAGAGTGTTTTCCAAAAACTATTGCTGAACAAAAACTAAGTGGTGATAAGGCTTCAGGTGTACAAACAGTAGATATAACATTTAGTTTTAGATATTGGAAAAATTTAACAGCTGAAGGTCAATTACCAAAACCTTTATTAGACAGATTGCAAGGAGTGCTTGCAAATCAAGTAGAAAGAACTTTATTAAATGGAATACCAAAAGTATTAAGAAGATTATAATAGGAGTGAAAAATTATGGCTTTACCAAAACTTGAAACGAAAACTTATACCTTAACCTTACCATCAACAGGCGAAGAAATTAAGTATAGACCTTTCCTAGTGAAAGAACAAAAAACATTGATGATGGCACAAGAATCAAAAGATAGTGATGAGGTTGTGGATGCAATGAGCCAACTTATCAAAGATTGTACTTTTGATAAAGTAGACCCAAAAACATGTCCACTATTTGATGCAGAATATATCTTTTTAAAACTAAGAGGAAAATCTGTAGGTGATAAAGTAACTGTAATGATAACTTGCCCAGATGATAAAAAAACTCAAAGAGAAATAGAGATTGATATATCAGAGGTAGAGGTTAATATGACAGATGACCATACAAGAGATATACAAGTAACAGATAATGTAAAATTGGTTTTAGATTATCCATTGTTAAATGATACAAAAGCATTTATAGCTAAAAAAGATGATAGCGTAATTTTTGATGCATTAGAATCATGTGTTAAAGAAGTACACTTTGGTGAAACTGTATATCAAAAAGTAGATATGTCTAAGAAAGACTTAACTGAATTTATTGATTCATTAGATACTGAACAATTTAGTAAGATACTAAAATTTTTTGAAAGTATGCCTAAATTAAGACATGTAATAGAAGTAACAAATCCTAAAACAAAAGTAACAAGTGAAGTTTTGTTGGAGGGTTTGGACAGTTTTTTAGAATAGGGCTCTCTCACGAGAGCCTAAAAAGTTACTACGAAAGTAATTTTGCACTCATGCAACATCATAAATACTCTTTAACAGAGTTAGAGAATATGATACCATGGGAAAGACAAATTTACATGGGTTTATTACATAATTGGATTAAAGAAGAAAACGAAAGAATAGAGAAAGAAAATCAAAGGATGAAAAACAATGTCTGAAACTGAAACTAAAAAGGTAAACATAGAACTAGAAGTAGACACCAATGTTGTAGATTCTAGTAAAAATCAATATCAATCATGGATAGACATGGCAAGAGCTGTGGATGCATGGAGAATATTTCCTAGATTATTTTTAACAGTATATATTGTATTACTTTACAAAGTAGTTATATGGTATATGAATCTTGGAGCTCCAACAATGGAACAATCTGGTTTAGTTAGTATTGTAGTTGGTGCAGGAGCAGCATGGTTTGGATTATACACAGGAACGAGTAAAAAATAATGGATGACTTTACCACAGTAGTAGAAGAAATCAGAAGAAGTAATGCTGAGGAAGCAAAACGAGATAAATATCGTTTAGAGCAGGCCACTGCACATTCTAAAAAAAATTCACAATTATTAGAGAAAGCACTTGATAGAGATATACACATTGATTTAGATGGTGTTGGTGATGTTGTTGGTGATGCAATTGATGACCAAACAGCTGCATTTGAAGTTACAGCAACAAAAGATGATTCTGATGATACACCGCCATCAGTAAAAGCAGAAGAAGATGATGATGATAAAAAAAATCAACAAACATTAGTAAAATTACTTGGTGGTATAGGTGACGGTATAGATAAATTATTTAATGATGCCAAAAACTTCATAGGTGATACACCTACAGTAATGCAGGCATTATTAGCAGCAGGTGGATTCTTTTTACTTGCAGAGTTTTTACAATCACCTATGGCTCAAGATATAATAATGACTATTTTTGATTCTTTAAAACAATTATTTGGTGACATAGCAACATTGTCACAAGATTTTACAGTAGGTGGTTTAATTGATTTAGTTAAGAATAATTTCCTTACACTTATTGGTATACTTACAGCATTTAAACCTAAGATGATGTTTAATTTAGCAAAGAAAGCTGTTATGGGTCTGGCAGGAATGTTTGATGGTGCTGCAAACTTCTTTAAAGAAGGTGGTATGGATAAAATATTAAGTAGTGTTGGTGGCTCACTTAAAGGAATGAGAGAGGGTTTAGGTAATTTTGCAAAATCTTTAAAAAGAAACTCTGCATTAGGAACTCTTGGTATGGAAGGTAGCATGGATAAAAAAATTAAAGGAGCATTTAAAAGTTTTACTACATCATTCGGTAAAGGTATGGACAGTTTTAATACAGGACTTAATAAATTAGGAAATGGTATTGCAGGAACATTTAATAGTTTAGGTAAAACATTATCAGAACCAGGCGGAATGAAAAAAATATTGAGTGCTGCTAAATTAGCAATGGGTAGTTATTTCGCAGCAATGAAAGCAACAATCGTAGGTTCATTTAAATTTTTACTAGGAATATTAATGGCAAATCCTATAACTGCAATTATCATAGGTATAGTTGCACTTCTTGCTGGATTGGCTACTTACTTTGGAGTATTTGACCCACTATTTGAAGCAGTAGCAAGTGTGTTTAGTTCAATTAAAGGTTTTTTTGTTGGATTATATAATTCTTTTGCTGACACATATCTAGGTAGAAAATTAGGATTAACACCAATGGTAGATGATACTGGTCCTACACCAGTGACCCCAGCACCTGTAAATACAAATACTCAAACAGCAGAAGTGATTGAGGAGAATGCATTAAACAAAACGGCAGCTAACATGAACACAGCTGATGGTGCACAAAATACTGTTGTAACTACTAATGCACCTGTGACCACTACTAATAACACTACTCAATCAAATATAAGTATTATTGATACTGATAGATTATTCAGACATTTAACAAATATGACTATCTAGGATTTAAATGGTCTTCGGTTAGTATTTTAAATTCCATATTGTGGTCTAAACAAAATTCAGTTGCTGACTTCCATTTGGCCTTGTTTATACCCCATGTCTTGACTTTATTATACCAAACACCTGTTCTTCTCTTAGGATTCCTTTCTGGTGGTGTACATTGATGTTTAGGTTTGACTTCAATAATATACTTTTTAACACTACCATTTTTAGTACGAACTTTGACATAGAAATCAGGGAAATATCTATGATAACGACCATCCCATGGCGATACATACGGAATAACTAATTCTTCACTACCCCATTCTACAATAGATTTAGTAGTATCACAATACTTCATCATCTTCAATTCCCATGAAGAACGATACACTATTTCTTTAATATCACCTTGATACTTGGTAGGATATTTAGGTTTAAACTTTCCTTTATATGTCATAATCGTTATAAATACTTTAAATTATATAGGACTATTTATACATGGCACTAGACACTCTCAAACGAATAGGAAAATCAGGTGCAGTAGGATTACTAGGAAAAAACCTAAGAAGGGTTGCTGGTAATGTTGGTGCAGTTATTCGTGGTGATATAGGGGGACCAGATTCTTCAACATCAGCACCAATCAATCGAACTAAACAATCTACAAAGATGTTATCTTTTCCTATTGATGTGGGTGCAGACCCTGGTATTGGCAACAATGGTCATTATGTTATGTTCTTTATTAATGAACAACAAGATTTAAAACTATCTTTTGGTGATGAAACAGCAAAACCAGAAGGTGCACAGAACATGGCAAAGGTTATGCAACAAAGAGGCATTCCTGCTGTTCAGAAAATGTTTGATAGTAAACTTGGTTCATTTGTACAAAAAGCAATACCAAACTTATTGTCAAATAATATTCTAGGTGGATTTACTGATATCATTGGTAATTTAAAAACAGATGTAACAGGTAGAATTAAACACAATCCCACAATACAAGATACAAGAGTAGAAGATAAAAATGCACAAATCGGAATAAAAAGGGCACCAACAAAAAGATTAGATACTGCAATTTCTATGTACATGCCTGCAACTGTAGATGTTCAATACGGTGCAAAATATGAAGACACCCCTATAGGTGTTGCAACAGCTGCAGGTGCCAAAGTAGTTGAAGCAAATATAAGTGGTGGTAATGTAAAAGATGCAATAACAGGTGGGTCAAAAGAACTTGGTGCCGCTATGACAAGAGAGGGTATAAACAAACTAGGTGCTATACCAGGTCTTAGTGGTTTAGTAGAAGCTAAAGAGATGAGAGATGGTGTTATTTTTGCTGATAGACAGGAGTTAGCATTTAAAGGAATAGGAAAAAGAAATTTTTCATTTGATTTTAAAATGATGCCTAGAAGTCAAGCAGAGGCTGATGAAATAAGAGAAATTATATATGCATTTAAATTTAATATGATGCCAGAATATGTAGGAAGCACGAGAGGAAATCAGATGAAAGTGCCTAATACATTTGACATACAATATATGTATCAAAATGCAGAAAACAATTATATAAATAAAATATCAACATGTTATCTAGAAAGTATGGATGTTACTTATGGCGGTGATAGATACAAAACATTTGATTCATCATCAACAGATGCTGGAGCTCCACCTGTGGAAACATCTATAAAATTAAAATTTCTAGAAATAGAAATGATTACAAGAGAAAAAATAGCAGAGGGTTTCTAATATGTACTTTAGTGAATTTCCAACAATACCATATGATGCAGAGGGTAATGGTAAGTTTAAAGATGTCAAAAATTTACTTAGGCGTGTGGGTATTAGAGCAAAAGTAAAATCTAATACAATGTTGTATGATACCTATGATGTAAAGAATGGTGAAACACCAGAATCTATTGCATTTAAATTATATGATGATGCTGAATTACATTGGGTAGTTATGTTGATTAATGATATCACAGATAGATTTCATGATTGGCCATTATCAGAGGCACAATTTTTACAATTCATCAATGACAAATATGATAATGTAAATGCAATACATCATTATGAAATATCTCAACAATCTGGTGATACAAAAAAGAAAATTAATATTGGTACAGACAACACAGACTATCCAGCAGCAACTGCAATAACTAATTACGAACATGAACAAGAAGTGCAAGATAACAAAAGAAAGATAAGATTATTAGACCCAAGTTATATTGGCAAATTCGTAGAGGAGTATAAATCTTTAATTAAAGAGAGTATTATTTAATGTCAAAATTGAACTATGCTGGAGAGTATGCAATCTCTGAGCTTAAATTAATGTCATCATCTGGTAATGTTGTAGATTTGTCTATGGCATACACTGCTTTGAGTTTATTTGAAGATATATTTTCATCATCAATGTCTGGTCTTGTTGTTGTTACTGATACAAACAATATATTAATGAACCTACCAGTTACAGGTCAAGATTATCTTTCTATGAAGATAGTAACACCTAGTTTAGAAAAAAGTCCAATAGACTATACTCAAACAGTTTTTGCTGTTAATAAAATAGATACAAGAGTAGATGCTGATGGCACACAAGTATTTCAATTACATTTTATTTCACCAGAGTTATTAAGAAATGAAAGAGTAAGAATATCTAAAAGTTATGAATCAACAATTAGTAATATGGTATATGATGCATTAAATAATGCAAAGTATATTAATACAAACAAAGAGATTTTTTTAGAGGAAACAAAAGGTATTAGAAAAATAGTTGTACCTAATAGTCACCCATTTGATTTTATTAAAAAACTTGCAAGAGAAGCAGAATCAAAAGAATATAACTCACCACATTATTTGTTTTATGAAAATATATTTGGTATACATTTTAGGTCAATAGAAAGTTTATACAGACAAGCATCTATTGGCTCATATCATGCAGGAGATGTAGGATTCTCACTTACAACTGCTGGAAAAATAGAAGAAGAATATGCTAGAGTAATAGATTATCAAATACAAGCAAACAATGATACACTTGCAAATGTTGTTGGTGGTATGTTAGCATCTAAAATTATAACTCATGATATTGTACAAAAAAAGTATGATATTAGTAGACATGATTACTTTCAAGATTTTTATAAATACAAGAGAGTGAACTACAATTCTACAAGTAAAGATAATCCAATTTATAGTGAAGTACCATTAGATACATTTGGAAACAATTTAGGAAACTTTGATGAATCAAGAATACATTTACATCCTACATCAACAGTTAGTACCATTGGACTTGGCTCATTAGGACTTATTCCTGAATTTGTTGGTAAAGATGCATCACATTATACATCAGATAATGAATCATTATATGAATCTAATGCAATACCAAGAACTTTATTATCAAGACAGGCAAAGTTTATGGAACTAAATGCTGGAACAAGCATCAATATGCAAATAAAGGGAAACACTACAATAGCATGTGGTGATATAGTAGAATTTGATATGCCTATAGTGGGTAAAAGTCATGGAAAAGGTGATTCAGACATATACTATTCAGGTAGATATCTAATATCAAAATTAAGACATATGTTTCAACCTTCAGCAAACAATCATGAGATTGCTTTGACATTAGTAAAAGATTCATTTTCAACAGAATTACCAATTAACAAAAAGGCAACAGAACCTAAAGGAGATAAGGGAATGTTGCATACAAAATTTTTCTAAAGGAGGGCAACTATAGTAACAATATACCATGTATAATTAATTAACAATTTGGAGTTTTAGAATGACAAATAAATATAAGAACAAAATTAAAAACATGAACTTTTTGAGCCAAACAAGAACAAGGATGACACCTCAAAAACTTGACATAAATAAGATTAAAGAAAACTATAGAGATAAAGAAACAAATGAAGAGCTATACAGAACTATTAGAGGGGGTCTATGACCCAAACATATTTAAGGCCTTTTTCATGGCAGGTGGCCCTGGTAGTGGTAAATCTTATGCAGTAGAATTAGGTATAGGACAAGCACAAAAAGGAGTAAAAGTTACAACACAAGGATTAAAGGTTGTAAACTCAGATGATGTGTTTGAAAAATATCTAAGAGATGCACAACTTAATTTTAAAATGGATGCCAATCAAGGTAAACAAAGAGATACACTTAGAACTAGAGCAAAAGTAATAACTAAGAAAAAATTTAATAATTATGTTGAAGGTCGTTTGGGTATGGTCATTGATGGTACAGGAAAAGACTATAGTAAAATCACAACTGATGCATCAGGTCTAAAACAACTAGGTTATGATGTACACATGATATTTGTAAACACAAGTCTAGATGTTGCACTTGAAAGAAATGCTAAAAGACCTAGAAGTGTACCAGAGGACATTGTAAAAAAATCATGGAATCAAGTACAACAAAACATAGGTAAGTTTCAACAATTCTTTGGT